GCTGGGTTGAATCCCATGCTCGCATTTCAGCAGGGGGGGGCTTCGGCCCCCTCCGGCGCGGCGGGGTCCAATACTGCGGCCCGGTTTGAAAATTCTTTAGGTCAAGCCGTAAACACTGCGACCGACCGTCAACGGCTTAAAAAAGAGGTTGAGCTTGCGGATTCAACCAAAGATCTTCAGACAGTTCAGCAAAACGCAACGGACGCTCGGGCGGAGCTTGACCGCGCATCCGCAAAAAACACTGCCGTAGATACTCTTCAAAAAGAAAGTCGTACAGACGCAGTCAAAGCAAAAGCACGCTTTGAAGCTGACCAATCGCGTATTGATCATAAAGCTATTTTGTATGATAATTTTATTAATCGCGTAAACCAAACTGCTGCAGGTGCAGCTAATGTTACCTCCGCAATTCGCGGGGGCAAGGCCCTTACGCGCGGCGCATTTAATGAATTCGGCAAAGGCACGTTTCAAAAACCGCCAAAAAGCCCCCAATCCGAATCCGATGGGTCCAAATATATGGACAATTGGATTAAAGACAACCTCAAATAAAAGGAGATTCCATGGCACCCGTTCGTATCCGTAAAAATTATGAATACCCCCAACACAAAGGGATTGATTTTAGCAAATCCCCGTCCTTAACTAAGCAATCCGAAGCAGCCGGTTGCGATATTAATAATATCCTTTCGAAGTTTGAAAAAACCGGGATTCTACCTGAGCTAATACGCGCTGACGGTCGTTATGGCGACTTTTCAGAGGTGCCAGAGTATCAAGCCGCTCACGAGATCATTTCGCGCGCTCAGGAGCAATTTGCGGCCCTTTCAGCACCCGTTAGGGAGCGGTTCGGCAACGATCCGGCCCAAATGCTGCAATTTTGCACAAATCCCGCAAACAGCAAGGCTATGGTCGAAATGGGTTTAGCCCTTGAAAGAGCCCCTAGCCAGCCTGCCCCCGGTACCCCGATTACCGGAGTCGATTCGTCAGGCGTCCAGGGCGTCACTGGAGCCGTCGGAGCCAAAACCCAATGAAGGTTTGGCGTGGGAACAGTTCGTCACTTGATGTAACTGTTCCCACTGACAGCGAAACAGTGTGTCATAAACGACACTTTACGCTGTCTCTATCCCGACTGTTCCGCTTTGCCAGGGTGTGTTACAATAAAGCCTATGGTAAAAATAACACTAACCCTGGAGATTCTAGTATGTTCAATCGCATCTTATCTATTGTATCTACAGTACTTTTCGTCATCCGTCAGTTAGCAAAAAAGGAGAAAAGAAGTGAAAAGACAAAAACTAAGCCGGGGCAAATCGAAGAGAATGTTCTCTAAGAGCGCCCAACACGTGAATAAGAAAAATGGTATGGGCACCCCGATGCGCGGTGGTATCCGACTTTAACACCCTTAGGGGGTCACATGCCTTGCTTTCGGCCCTTAAAGGGCTACCGTTCCAGTCGGGTCAATCCGAAGTCTGGCAAGCGCGGAATTGTGTTCAATCCCCGCGATGGCTTTACAGACATGCCCGTAGATCTAGCCTGCGGTCAATGCATTGGGTGTCGCCTTGAACGATCCCGACAGTGGGCGATCCGATGTGTACACGAGGCTTCTCTTTATGACCGCAATTGCTTTATTACTCTTACTTACAATAACGAGCACCTCCCTAGCGATGGTTCTCTTGTTCTCAAAGACTTCCAGGATTTTATGAAAAGGCTCCGGTTCCGATTTGGCACCGGTATCCGTTTCTTTCACTGTGGGGAATACGGGGAAGAATTTGCCCGCCCCCACTATCACGCTTGTTTATTTAACCACGATTTCACCGATAAGGTGTTATGGAAGGACGAACGCGATGTTAAACTTTACACATCCGAGACGCTTAACGAGCTCTGGGAATTCAAAGGCTACTGTACTATTGGTGATGTTACCTTTGATTCCGCTGCTTATGTTGCACGCTACATTACAAAAAAAATTACGGGTGACCGCGCAGAAGCTCATTATGCTGGTAGGCATCCCGAATATACTACTATGTCTCGCAGGCCAGGACTGGGCAAGGGGTGGTATGAGCGTTTTACTTCGGATGTATTCCCGTGCGATAATGTGGTCCTTCGAGGAAAGGTAATGCGACCACCGAAATTCTATGATCGTCAATTCGAGCTTGCATATCCAGAAGACTTTGCTAGGTTGAAGCGAAACCGAAAATGCAATGCCGAAATTATGGCCCAAAAAGAGCCCGAATCCCGGCTTGCAGTTAAGGAAGAACTTCAGTTACTGAAGTTTAAACAACTAAAAAGAGGATATGACAATGACGCTTAAAATATTTACTGTCTACGACCTAAAGAGCGAGACCTATTTACCGCCCTTCTGTATGCGCAGCAAAGGCGAGGCACTTCGCTCATGGCAAACGATCGTTAACGACGATCAATCAAACTTTTCCAAATTCCCCGCCGATTTTACCCTTTACGAAATAGGTTCTTTCGACGACAATTCTGGGGAATTGGTTTACTACCCACGCATATCGCTTGGGTCTGCTCTTGAATTCCGAAAAAACAACGTCACTGACGTTAAGGAGATCTAAATATGTTCGGTGCATCCTCTGGCAAACTTCCTACTGTAATGAAACACGACTTCTCACAGGTCCCAAAAGCAGACATCCCCAGAAGTCAATTCAACCGTTCACACGGATACAAAACAACGTTCAATAGCGGAAATTTAATTCCGTTCTTCGTTGACGAAGCTTTGCCAGGGGACACTTTTAACCTTAAGGTCACAACCTTCGCCCGCTTAGCTACCCCAATCGTTCCCGTTATGGATAACCTCTACTGCGACACCTTTTTCTTTGCAGTCCCTATTCGACTTATTTGGGACAACTTCAAAAAATTTAACGGTGAGCAAATTAACCCGGGCGATTCTACTTCTTATCTCGTTCCCCAAATGACCGCACCGGTTTCTACCGGTCACGTCGTCGGCTCCCTGTCCGACTATATGGGCATTCCTACAGGCGTGGCCTCTCTCTCTCACTCATCTCTCTGGCACCGCGCCTACAACCTGATCTGGAACGAATGGTTCCGCGATCAAAATCTACAAAACTCTGCCGTTGTCGACAAAGACGACGGACCAGACTCCTCAACCGACTATGCCCTTAAAAAACGAGGCAAACGGCACGACTACTTTACTTCCTGCTTACCCTGGCCACAAAAAGGCACAGCGGTAACTATTCCTCTCGGCTCTACTGCACCCGTTTATGGTAACGACTCAGAAGTCGATATTCTTGCGCCAGGTGTAGGCTCATATCAGGGGCAAATTGTTAATGGTAATTTAAACACCGCAGGGTTCGGTGGTTCAGTCGGTTCGTTTAAATGGCCCCGTGCAATAGATTCCGGTTTAACTACCGGCCTTCATGCCGATCTTAGTGCTGCTACTGCAGCGACTATTAATTCTCTCCGCCAAGCTTTTCAAATCCAAAAACTTTACGAACGAGATGCACGAGGTGGCACACGCTACACCGAGATCGTTCGCTCTCACTTCGGCGTCGTATCTCCAGACGCCCGACTTCAACGCCCCGAATATCTGGGCGGTGGCTCTGCTCCTATTACTATTACTCCTGTACCTCAAACCTCTGTCTCTGCCGACACTCCACAAGGGAACCTGGCTGGGTTTGGTACTTTCTCTCACTCTAATAATGGATTTACCAAATCCTTTACCGAGCACTGTGTGCTCATCGGGCTTCTCTCTGTCCGCGCCGACCTCAACTATCAACAGGGCTTACCCCGTATGTTCTCTCGTCGTACGCGCTGGGACTTCTACTGGCCCGCTCTCTCTCATCTCGGCGAACAAGCCGTTCTCAACAAGGAAATCTATGCCAAAAACGACGCTAACGACGATTCTGTATTCGGTTATCAGGAACGTCACGCTGAGTACCGTTACAAGCCTTCGGTTATCACAGGTCAATTTCGGTCTACTTATGCTCAGTCTCTTGATATCTGGCATCTTGCTCAGAAATTTGATACGCTTCCTACTCTGAATTCTACATTCATTGAAGAAGCGCCTCCAATTTCCCGCATCGTAGCTGTCGAAGACGCTCCCGAATTTATGCTCGATGCATACTTTGACTTAAAATGTGCTCGACCAATGCCCACGTACTCCGTACCTGGTCTTATTGACCATTTCTAGGAGGTTTTATGGATTTAACCGGCGGTCTTTTGCCCCCTATTCTGTCATTTATCGGTCAGGAGCGCACAAACTCCTCAAACGAGCAAATGGCAAATTCTGCTAATGCAGCCAATCAAGCCAATGCTCGCGAGCAAATGGCGTTTCAAGAGAGGATGTCAAATACCGCATATCAACGTGCCAATGCCGACATGAAAGCCGCTGGGTTGAATCCCATGCTCGCATTTCAGCAGGGGGGGGCTTCGGCCCCCTCCG